ATATGCACTAGGAAACTTAGGCTTTCCAACCAGATTAAAAATAACTTCTTCAAGTTTAGGTTTATCTTTAGAAACTTCTTGCCCTAGCCCAGCTTCTTTTCAAGCACAACAGGCTCAAGTTCAAGGCATAGTTGCTTCTTCAGCAGAGGCACAGAATTTATTGATAAACGGCTCTAATTTTTATAGAACAGAGGATTACGAAGGAGTTACATATTGGTATGGTAATAACTTTAATTATCTTTTCTTTTTTTCTGGTTCTTGGCATTTAATTACTAATGAAGAATATTTCGAAGAGGTGTATGTTTGGTATTTATCTTCTTCCAGAACAGAAACTTTAGATTCAAATTCATATTCTAGTTCTGCTTTAATTCCTACTTCAAATTGGACTTCAAATGCAACTATAATTACTGTTATAGCTCCATCTGCTCCCGCCTTTACTTCAGTTAATACTAATTTAGTCAATGACCTCCCATCTATTAATGTTACTTGGTCTGCCCCGACTACTGGAACACCCCCATTTACTTATACGATTTCAAGGCGACTTTTCCCAAGCGGGACTTTTCAAACCTTAAATAATTTAACCTCTACTTCGGCTTCTTTTTCTGATTTGTTTGCGGGATATTCCTACTCACTTTCGCTAAGAGCCTCCAATTCCGCTGGAAATTCTTCTAGTGTTGCTCTATCTCAAAGTACCCCAGCATTAAGTTATATCTCCACAAATGCCGCTAGATTTGCATTTAATTCTTCCCCAGCTTTTAGTGTTACCGCCAATGTAACTGGGACTTTTGATGGAACTGTAAATGCAGAAATTGGTTCAAATTTCCCCCTCTCTACTAGAATTGCAAGCAACAACTCAGGTGCATTTTATGCTTATGGTAGACCTAATCAGTTACCATTTGACATTCCATATGTAGTTGAGGCTGTTTATAATTCAAGTTCAACTAAATGGAACATTAGATTTGTGTGTATGGATGAGAATGAGGACTTAACTCGTTTTGTTGTTTTTGCTGAATCAACTGCTTCTCAAATTTCTACGAGAATCCCTAAAACAGGATGGTCTTTTATTACTGGAAATGTCACTTCTTCTAGCGGGGAAATTACACTAGACCATTACCATCCTTAATATGAAAACAGGAAAATCTTTATATTCTGAATTAGAATCAGCTAGGCATACATACCTTCAACGGGCTAGAGATTGTGCCGAGCTAACTATTCCAACTCTTGTTCCTCCCGCTGGTCATAGCTTTGCAACGGAATACAGCACTCCATTTCAAGGCATAGGAGCTAGAGGGGTAAACAATTTGGCAAGCAAGCTTCTTTTGGCTTTGCTTCCTCCAAACCAGCCCTTCTTCAAATTCTCTATTGATGAGTTTCGTTTTAAAAAGCTTCAAGGCGACCAAACTTTAAAAGCAGAGATGGAGAAAGCTCTTGCTGGTATTGAGCGAGCTGTAATGACTGAAATTGAAACTTCCTCTGTTCGTGTTTCAACTTACGAAGCTTTACGCAACCTTTTAGTAGCTGGTAACTGCTTGCTTTATCTTCCAAACAAAGGAGGAATGAGAGTATTTCGTCTTGAAAACTATGTAGTTAAGCGGGACGCTTTCGGAAATGTTTTAGACATCATAACCCGTGAAAAGCTTTCTGTTACTGCGTTACCAGAAGAAGCCAAAAAGTTAGTTTCTAAAAGCGAGTCTCACGAGCCTAATATTGATTTGTTTACTTGTATTCATCGCAAAGACAACAAGTGGGTAGTTTACCAAACCATTAAAGACCAGATTATTGAAGGTTCAGAAGGGGAGTACGATTTAGATAAACTTCCTTGGCTACCCTTACGCTTTGTTCGTGTTGATGGTGAGGACTATGGCCGTGGGTTTGTAGAGGAGTATTTGGGAGATTTGAGGTCTTTGGAAGCCCTTACCCAAGCTATTGTAGAAGCTTCTGCATCAGCCTCAAAGGTTGTCTTTTTGGTTCGTCCCAATGGTGTGACTAATAAAAAGATGCTTGGTGAAGCCCGTAATGGAGCGATTATTACAGGTGATAGACAAGATGTGAGTTGTTTGCAGGTTGAGAAGCAAGCAGACCTTCGTATTGCTCAAAGCGTTATGGAAGCCATTACTATGCGTCTTGGATATGCTTTCCTTCTTAATGCTTCTGTTGTCCGTAATGCAGAGCGAGTGACAGCCGAAGAGATTCGTTACCTTTCCAATGAAATTGAAACCGCTTTGGGAGGAGCTTATAGCGTCCTTTCTCAAGAGTTTCAGCTACCCTTGGTTTCACGGATTATGGATAGGATGCAACGACAAGACAGGTTGCCAAAGATCGACAACAAGATTATACGACCTGTTGTGACCACAGGAGTAGATGCATTAGGCCGTGCCAGCGACTTGACCAAGCTTGACTTGTTTGTGCAAGGAATCGCTTCTGTTCTTGGGCCACAGGGATTATCTCAATTTATTAATATTGATAATTATCTAACTCGCAGAGCAACAAGCCTTGGGCTTGATACGGAAGGATTAATCAGAGACCAGAAAGAAGTTGCCGAAGAAATGGCTCAAGCGAAGCAACAACAGATGATGGCTAGTATGGCAGAAAAGCTTGGGCCTCAAGCGATTGCAACTGCTGGTAAATTATCTACTGATAGCCCACAATTTCAAGCTGGACTCGCTCAAGCTTTAGGGCAGAATCTACCTAGTCAGTAAACAACACAACCAAAGGAGAAAAACACACAATGGCTACATTAAGCGTAACTTCTGCATCGAACCCTACTGGAGCAGATTCCCCGAATCAACCTATTGCAGACCCCGCTGGTGGGGGGATTATTAAAACAGAACAGCCTCAAGAGGCATCACAGGAAGTTCGTCCTACTTGGCTTCCAGAAAAATTTAAATCTCCAGAGGATATGGCAAAAGCTTACGGAGAGCTTGAGAAAAAAATCGGCAAACCTAAAGAAGTTTCGGAAGAAGCGACTCCTCAAGAAACCCCTTCGGAACTACCTTCGACCTTTACAAAATACAGCAACGAATACTTTGAAAGAGGCGATATTTCTGAAGAAAGTATTAAAGAGCTGGAAACTAAGGGTATTCCTCGTGAGTATGTGAAGCAGTATATTAAAGGTTTTGAAGCTTCCCAGCAGTCTGAAGTTTCTTCAATTTTGGGTGAAATTGGGGGAGAATCAGAGTTTAAAGCGATGAGTAGCTGGGCTTCTGAAAACTTAGATGAAGGCGAGTTGTCTGCCTATAACCAAGCTGTTTCAAGCGGAAGCAAGGAACAAGCTTCTTTTGCGGTAAAAGGTATGTTTGCTCGCTACAAGTCTGGTGGAAGCCGTGAACCTCGTTTATTGGCTGGTGATACAAGAGCGTCTGGTGCAACCGATGTTTTCCGTAGCACAGCCGAAGTTGTTGAATCAATGAAAAACCCCAAATACAAGTCTGACCCAGCATACCGAAAGGATGTTGAGGAAAAGCTTGCTAGGTCTAATGTATTCAACTAAAGGAGATAAATATGGAAAATAAAGCAGGATATAAAACAACGGAGTTCTGGCTGTCATTTGTAGCCCTCATTGTAGGGGTTGTTTCAGCCAGCGGTTTGCTACCAAACGAAGGCCCGTGGCAACAAGTTCTAGGTGTTGCAACAACGGCTTTGGTGGCTCTTGGTTATACTGGAGCTAGACTAACCCTTAAAAAGAACGAGTAGTAATGATGTGGACGGCTATATTTCAAGCCGTTGCATTGTTAGTGCAAGCGTGGGTAAGTAATGTATCTCAAAAAGCCAATCGTGAAGTTCAAGCCTTTGATGGCTCTCCTCCCCCTATGTACATTCGTAGGGCTTTCTACGACAGGTTGCACAAGTTTATCAGAAGCAAAAAGAGTAGTATTCGTTGAGGAGGAAGGCGGGTTTGTAAGACTTGGGCCAGATGTTACAGGGAGAGTTTATACTTGGGATGGTGATAATTGGGTATTGAGCAACAATAGGATAAAGATACCCGAAGGGTGGTATGCGGGTTCAGTAGGGGAAGATTCAAAAGAAGGTCTTGACAAAACAAAGCAACCTAGTAAGTAACTAACAAGTTTTGGAAAAGCATTTCTGAAGCCCCGACCCTCTGCGGAGGACAATCGCTGGTGCAGAATAAGTGACGACCCAGAGCGAACAACCAAAAGAATTGTTGGAGTTCGTTTTGAATCGAGCGATTTGGGCGACCTCTAACTACTAAAGAAAGGCTAAATTATATGGCTTTAGCAAATGCTAATGTTATGAGCCGTTTCGGTGAGAAACAAGGTGCTCCGTCTGATGACAAAGAGCTGTTCCTCAAGAAGTTCGCTGGCGAAGTGCTAACGACTTTTGAAACCGAATCGGTGATGAAAGACTATGCCCAAACCCGCACTATTGCGAATGGCAAGTCGGCACAATTCCCTGTTACTGGTATCGCCTTGGCGAAATACCACACCGCAGGTGAATCTGTGATTGAAACTAACGGATACTTAAACTCGTTTGCTCACACCGAGAAAGTTATCGACATTGAAGGTCTTTTGACCTCCTCTGCGATGATTTACAATCTTGATGAGGCGATGAACCATTACGATGTAAGGTCTATCTACTCAAGCGAGATTGGTCGTGCGTTGGCAAAAGAGTTTGATAAGGCAGTCGCACAGACAATTATTCTTGCGGCTCGTTCAGCCTCTAACTTCACCTCTGGTGGAGCAGAAACCGCATTTAACGCAAATGCTAATTCTGTTACTGTTGCTGGTACAACGCCAACTGGCTCTGTGCTGGTAGAGGGAGTTTTGGCTGGCTTGTTGAAGCTTGACGAGCGTGATGTCCCTTCCGAGGGGCGTGTAATCGCTTGCCGTCCTGCGGTATATTGGAGACTTGTGGAAGCTCTGACAAAGGGCGACTTCAAAGTTCCTTATACTGGAGAAACGGGCGTGTTCGAGTCTGGCAAAGTCGCAATCATTGGTGGAGCGAAAGTTGTTAAGAGTAACAACATTCCTTCTACTAATTTGTCGTCTGATGCCAATACTCGTTCTAATCGCCAAGCAGATTATTCCTTGACTCAAGCTCTTGTATTCCATCCTTCTGCCACGGGTTGCGTTAAGCTTCTCGATGTTGCGGTTGAGAGTGAATACCAGATTGAGCGTCAAGGCACTTTGATGGTCGGCAAGTATGCTGTTGGACACGGGATTCTGCGTCCAGAGTCTGCTTACGAAATCAAAGCGACCGCTGCTTAATTAGATAAGGTATTTAAGGGGTCATCAGTCAAGCCTGTTGCTTTACCCTCCTTTCCAAAGGTTCTTGTGTTTCCCTTTGGTTATGTGAAGCAAATTTAGGCTTGGCTGGTGGCCTCTTTTTTGTATAGATTACTCGTATGCCAGTAATTGCCTCCACCGAACTAGACGCAATAAACACGATGCTCACTACGATTGGTGAGTCTCCTGTAAACAGCATTAGTGCAAGCACAGCGGATACCCGTATTGCCCAGCTTATTTTGCAAGAAGTCGATAGGGCTACTCAAATCAAAGGTTGGAATTGGAATACCGAAAAAGATGTTCCTTTGACTCGTAACGGGTCTAATCAAATTGTACTATCAGCTAATGTGGTTCGTGTAGATGTTAGCAGGAGAGAATATCCTAGTGTAGAAGTAGTCCAAAGAGGAAATAAACTTTGGGATAAGAAGAACAAAACATTTACATTTACTGCTGATTTAAAAGGCGAGGTTGTGTCTTTGCTACCTTTTACAGACCTTCCAGAACAAGCAAGATATTATATTGTAGTTAGGTCGGCTAGGCTGTTTCAACAGAGAATGATTGGAGATGCAACAGGTTCAGCTTTTAGTGCAGAAGAAGAAACAACTGCTTTTATGGCTCTTAATGATTCAGAGGATGAAACAGCAGATCATAACATATTTAACAATTACGATGTAGCTAAAGTAATAGCTCATA